TTAAACTTCTAAACTTTGGTAATATGGGACACGACATCTTTCGCAGATGGTATATCGACGGAAGAATGTTCTGGCATGTTGTTATAGATGATGCTTCTCCTGCATTAGGTATTCAAGAAATACGTTATATCGATCCTAGACGTATTCGTAAAATTCGTGAAATACAAAAAACCAAAGACACCAAAACTGGTATGGAAATCATCAAATCAGAAAAAGAATATTATCTCTATAACGAAAGAGGTGTTGTTGGTGCTCATTCGAATTTAGGAACCAAAATTGCTGTTGATGCTATTGTCAATGTCAATTCTGGTTTGATGGATTCAAAAAGAGCAATGGTTCTTTCTTATCTTCATAAAGCTATCAAGCCTCTTAATCAGCTTAGAATGATTGAGGATGCTACAGTTATCTACCGTCTATCACGTGCTCCTGAAAGAAGAATCTTTTATATTGATGTTGGTAATATGCCAACAGTCAAAGCAGAACAATATCTTCGTGATATCATGGTTAAATATCGTAACAAACTTGTTTATGATGCTAATACTGGTGAAATCAAAGATGACCGTAAACATCTTTCAATGATGGAAGACTTTTGGTTACCTCGTCGTGAAGGTGGTAAAGGTACAGAAATTACTACACTTCCTGGTGGTCAAAATCTAGGTGAACTGGAAGATGTTAAGTATTTTGAAAAGAAACTATATAAGGCTCTTGGTGTTCCTGTTTCTCGTTTGGAGGCACAACAAGGATTTTCTTTAGGTAGAACCACAGAAATTACTAGAGATGAATTAAAATTCACCAAATTCGTTCAAAGACTGAGAAGTAAGTTTTCTGGATTATTTGACGATCTTCTTCGTGTTCAGTTGGCTCTTAAAAGAGTTTGTACTGAAGAAGAATGGAAAAATTTTCGTGAAGATATTTGGTATGACTATAAGAAAGATAATAATTTCACTGAACTAAAAGAAGCTGAACTTATTACATCCCGTGTTTCATTACTTCAATTAGTTGATCCATTCGTCGGTAAATATTTTTCACAAGAATGGGTTCGTAAAAACGTTCTTCAACAAACAGACGAAGATATTGAAGAAATTAATAATCAAATTGCAATGGAAGCTCAGGCAGCACAACAGCAACAGGCTGATGCAGAAGCACAAGCAAATGCACAAGGTATGACAATTGATCCTAATTCAGGTCAAAGGGTTCCTCTACCAGCACCACCAGTTGGTCCTAATGGTGAACAATTAAATCCAGACGGAACACCTATGCTACCTTCTAAATTTGAAGTACAAGCCAACGAATTGGAATTTGCTGCATGAAAAATATAAATGAAGACCTTAATCAATTAAAGGCAGACCCAAATACACCAGCAGATAAAGATGCACAAAAAAAGAAATTGGTGCATGTTGGGTTTGGTCGTTATACAGACAAAAAGACAGGACAAGTAACACATATTGTTCAAAACGATAAACTTGTTCCGTTTAATCGTGCTGTCAAAACCAATACTTTTCAAACAAACAATATGGATGACTATGGTAAATATGGAGCTATTATGGCTCCACAGATACAACAGCTTCATGATTTTCTAACACAACAATATTCACCTGACAAATATGATGATGCTGAATTAGATGCCATTTATAATTATACTAATGATGCCTATGCTGATTTGAATGCACGTTTGGCTTCCATTCCTACAGGAACACCAGCCAATAAAATTGAAAAGACTGCACCAGACGATTCAATACCTGAATTTGTGGCAACCCTTGATTCAGCAATGAAACGTGTTCGTGTTCCAATAGACTTTTTAACATATACAAGTCTATCCGGTGATTATAACATTATGAATTTTGCTCCTGGTCAAACATTCAAATTTAAAGGCTTTAGAAACACATCTATTAATTTGAATACTGTTATGAATTCTGTTCAGGCACCACAAACAAGTATGGCAGGAAGACCACAAATCATTATTCTACAATTGTTTGTTCCTAAGAATTCAAAAGGAATATATGCAGCAGATTTTGCTGCAAATGCACAAGATGGTGAATTTATTCTTCCTAGAGGAACAACGGTTCAAGTTATGAATGGACCAAGTAATCTTGTTGGTTCTGATGCTATGAGTCAAAATATGAATTTGGAAGTTGTATATTTGGATTGCCAAGTAAAACCATAAATATATAAAATACAAAGGGAAAGTAAAATGAAAATTAGACAAGCACTAATTCATCTTTCTGAAAATAAGTTAGAAGATATGAATAAGAGTCTTCGTGAAGCATTGGCTCAAAAGGCTGCTGAATCACTTGAAGAAATGAAACTTGAAATTGCCAAAAAGTTTTTTAACGTAAAGTAAAATATGATTACCGTCAAGCAAATACTAGAGAATTATGATTTGGTTACAGATAAAGCTTCATTGGAAGAAATGAAACTATCATTTCTTGCACAGGCTGGTTTGTTTGAAGAAACTAAATTACCAATGATTCGTCGTTCACTCAATAAAAATCTGAATGAAATGACAATGGCAGAAAAGAAAACTTTAGTGTCTTTGCTTGAAAGTTTAATGTCACATATTTTGGTTGAAGAAGATCATTACTCCAAACTAGATATTCGTAAATCACCAAACTATCCTACAGACAAAGAACTACCAACAGTTATAATTCTTAAAAGAAAGGCTATTCGTGTGTTTCCTGATCATCAAAAAGTAGGTCTTTATTATTCTCAGGCATTAGATCGTTACGTTTCGATTCCTTTCTCAAAGGATTTGAGTCCTCAGATTAATGAAGCAAAAAAAGACGATGATGAAGAAGAAGAGAATGCCAAAAGAAGAGCTGAAATAGCTGTTGCAACGAAATATAAAAAAGCATATACAAGTGCAGGTGAAAATGAACAGGCACGAATACAAAAAGAATTAGAACAAGAAGTTTTAAGAAAATCAAGCTATAGAGCCATGGCTGGTGAAGCACGAGCACGTGATGTTGCAAAGGCAGCATTTAATGCACCAAAAGCACCATTGTCAGTAAGACTTGGTGCAGCATTAGGTGCAGGTCTTAGACAAGCAGGTGAAAATATTGCAGCAAAGATAAGAGCAAAAAAAACAAATACACCTCCATCTAATTTATCTAAAAATGTTCGTATTCGTCCAATGGAAACACCAAAAACACCTGCTACACCACCTCCTGCTCCTGCTGGTCCTGTTCCAAACTTGGTAAGTAAAGGTCAAAAACCTGCTCCTAATCCAAATCGTCCTATAAAGGAATCATTTCGAAATAAATTGGCTGTTATTCGTGAGAAAAATGAATATGGAAAAGCCGATATGGCATTAGATGCAGCAAGTTTAATTCCAGGTCCTATCGGATCAGCAGCATCTCTTGCTTCTGCTGGAATGTCTTTATCTAGAGGTGAATATGGAAATGCTGCTTTAGATGTTGCAGGAGCTTTACCCGGTGTTGGATATTTGGCTAAAGGAGCAAAAATTGGAAGAGTTGGTTCTAAATTAGCATCAACAGCAGAAAAAACAGTAGCCAAGGAAGCACCCAAATTATCATCAACATCAACTTTAGCTAAAGGCTCTAAATTTAGACAAAAACCCCAAAGTGGAAAACCAAATAGTAAATTAGGTTTGGGTGCTACTCTTGGTGCTTTAGGGGCTAGTGCTTTGAAATCAGGTGGCTCTAATGATAAACCTTTATTTGAACCAACACAACAAAATCGTCCTGAATTTGGTGGTGTTATAGGCACATCAAGAGTAACAACACCCAAAAGTATTACTGGTGCAGAAAGTGGATTAGATGCCTCAACACTACAAAGACAAAGACAGATTTATTCACAGATGAATGAATCAAATAATCTTAATATTATTAAATCGATGATTCATGAAAATGTAAATTCACAGGCAATTACTATTGGAGAAGAAACGATTTCTATAAATAAAAGTATTGCTAAAAAAATCGTTAAATTACATGAATCTCTAAACAAGACAAATAAAAAGAAATTGGAAAGAATGCTTAATGAAAATATTCTTTCATTCAGAAAAGCAATTAATTTTGCATTAAAACAGTAGGAACAGATGGCAAATCTAATAAGAGAACAGAGAATTATAGATAATAACAAACGAGCACTTATTAAGTATGTGTTTGTGTCTGATGGAACAGCAGCTTCAAATGTAATTTTACTTAATGCATCCACATTAAAATTTGCATTGAATACTAATGGTTACATTATGAC